AAGGGACAGCTGAACATAGCAAATCTAATACTGAACTTGCCACATACGGTAGATTCAACTTTAGATGTCCTTAAAGAGGAAGCGCAGGATGACTAGGCGTATCTATGAATTTCTCTGCCCAGACCAACACGTCACTGAGCGCTTTATTGACGAAGAGGTAAGGGAAACAGAGTGTTCTACCTGCGGCAAAACAGCGACTAAGATGGTTTCCGCTGTTCAATGCACACTAGACCCTATATCAGGACATTTTCCGGGGTCTACTATGAAGTGGGCAAAGAATAGAGAAGATCAAATTAGACGCGAAAAACGTGAGGACAACTCGTAAGAGCCTCACAAGTCCATCAATCTCCATAATGATTTAATCACGGAGTTTTAATAATGGCTACACTGATAGATGAAGAAACAGGACGACAAGAAGACGACAACGTAGAACAGTTAGACGCACTAGCCTCGGAAGAGCAACCTAGTGAAGAAGACAACGTACCGGACAAGTATCGCAACAAGAGTGCTGCTGAGCTTGTACAAATGCACCAAGAGGCTGAGCGTATGCTTGGTCGTCAGAGTGGTGAGGTAGGTGAGCTACGCAAGGTTGTTGATGAGTTTGTAATGTCACAATCCTCAAGTAAAGAAGAACCTGTAGACGAAGAGATTGATTACTTTTCTGATCCTGAAAAGGCAATACAGAAAGCAATAGACAATCACCCTGCTGTCCGAGAAGCTCAAAGAACTTCTACGGATATGAAGAAGTCAAGCGCACAAGCTATGTTAAAGGATAAACACCCTGACATGGCTGAAGTACTGCAAGACTCTGCTTTTGTTAATTGGGTTGGTGAAAGTTCGTTTAGGACTAAACTGTTGCAACAAGCTGATCGAAACTTTGATTATGAAGCAGCTGACGAGATATTCAGTCTGTGGAAAGATCGTAAAGCATTGATTGGTCAAACTGTAAATGCTGAGAAGTCTAGTAGAAATGCTACCGTTAAGAGTGCATCTACCGGAGGAGCTTCAGGAACGCAGACAAATAGTAAGAAAATCTTTAGGCGTGCAGACATTATTAAACTAATGAAAAACGACCCTGATAGATATTCAGCCATGTCAGATGAAATAATGGTGGCTTATCAAGAGGGGCGCGTTAAATGATTAAATAACTAAGGAAGAAATAAGATGACTAATTCAGTATATCCACTACAAGGCGGTGTTGTAAATAACACCAAAGCAGCAACATTTATTCCAGAGATTTGGAGTGATGAGGTACGTGCAGCGTATGAGAAGAGCCTCGTACTTGCTAACCTAGTAAAGAAGATGGGCATGACAGGCAAGAAAGGCGATACTATCAATATCCCTGCTCCTGTTCGTGGCGAAGCTGTAGCTAAGACTTCAGGCACTGCCGTTAGTATCCAAGGCAACACTGAAGGCAACGTACCTGTACTCATTGACAAGCACTTCGAGTATTCACGTCTCATTGAAGACATTACTGAAGTACAGGCTTTGTCTAGCCTACGTCAGTTCTACACTGGTGACGCAGGTTATGCACTTGCTCGTCAAGTAGACACTGATCTACACGCACTTGCAAAAGACTTAGGTAACGCACAAAACTCTTACGTTAACACAGCTTCGTTCTATTGTGATGCGTCTACAGGTCTTACTGCTTATGCTACAGACACAGTTACAACAGCAGATGTCTTTACTGATGTTTGTTTCCGTGACTTGATTCAAAAGATGGACGATGCAGACGTTCCTTTTGATAACCGTTGCTTTGTAATACCTCCTTCATTGCGTAATGCAATTATGGGTGTTGATCGTTACGTGTCTTCTGACTTTGTTAGTGGCGCACCTGTAGAAAATGGCAAGATTGGTAACTTGTACGGCATTGACGTATTTGTATCTACCAACTGCGCTGTTTCAGAAACAGCTTCTGCTAACTCAGCGGGTGGCGAACTCAAAGCTGCATTGCTCCTCCACAAAGACACGTTCGTGTTAGCGGAGCAGATGGGTGTTCGTTCGCAGACGCAGTACAAGCAAGAGTGGCTTGCCAACTTGTATACTGCCGATCAGCTGTACGGTGTTAAAGCACTCCGTCCTGATTCTGCATTTATCATGAACGTAAATGCCTAGATAGGAGTTGGGGAGGCAGTTCTTCGGAGCTGTCTCTCCTTTTCTTTATGAGTAAAAAAGACCCCAGAATAACCAAGTTAGGCGTTAGTGGGTATAACAAGCCAAAACGTACTCCTAACCATCCTACAAAGAGTCATGTTGTTTTAGCAAAATGCGCAGACGACTCAGTAAAGACAATTAGATTTGGACAACAAGGTGTTAAAGGCGCAGGTAAAAATCCTGACACAGCATCCGAAAAAGCAAGACGCAAATCATTTAAAGCAAGACACGCTAAGAACATCGCTAAAGGCAAGTGTTCCGCAGCCTACTGGGCTGACAAAGTTAAATGGTAGGTGATAATTATGTGGACTAAACCTTCTTATAAACAAATACGGCTAGCCTTTGAAATTACAATGTATTTCAAGACTCGATAGGACTAAATTATGACAGTCATAGTAACCAAGAATAGCTCTACCGCTGCAGCCGTACCAAATACGAGTGACTTGGTTAAAGGCGAGCTTGCGGTCAACGTAACTGACAAGCGTATATTCACAGAGAATGCGTCTGCCGCTATTGTAGAGCTAGGCACTAATCCCTCTACCATTACAACCACTACTGCGACTGTATCAGGCACTCTAACAGCCAACGGTACTTTTGCATCTAGCAACGCAGTTGTTACAGGCGGCACAATTAACTCTACGCCCATCGGTGCTACAACCGCATCTACGGTACGAGGTAGCACAGTAACGGCTACTTCAGGCTTTGTAGGAGGTCTGACAGGCAACGTAGTAGGTAACGTCACAGGTAACGTCACAGGTAACATTACAGGCGTTGTTACAGGCAATGTAACTGGCAACGTGACAGGTGATGTCACTGGTAACGTCACTGCCTCATCAGGTACTTCTACGTTTACTAACGTCACTATTAACGGTGGCTTAGACATGAATGCCGGAACATCGGCAACCATCACCAACCTCGCGTCTCCTACTAATACTAATGACGCAGCTACTAAAGGCTATGTAGATACAGCAGATGCTACTAAGTTAAATCTGTCTGGCGGTACTATGTCAGGTGCTATCGCTATGGGTGCGGCTAAGATTACAGGTTTGGCTGATCCTACCGCAGCGCAAGACGCAGCAACTAAGATATATGTAGACAACTCTGTACAAGGATTGGACGCGAAGGCATCGTGTCGTGCAGGTACTACAGCCAACATTACGCTAAGTGGCGCACAGACTATAGACGGTGTGTCTGTTATAGCGGGTGATCGTGTATTAGTTAAAGATCAAACTAGCGCAGAAGAGAATGGTATTTACGTTGCAGCAGCTAGTGGATGGGCGCGTTCCGCAGACGCAAATACTTGGGACGAGTTAGTCAATGCTTATAGCTTTGTAGAAGACGGTACAGCTAATGCAAACAATGGCTTCGTAGCTTCTATAGTGGCAGGTGGTACGTTAGGTAGCACAGCAGTTACTTGGGTTCAGTTCTCAGGAGCGGGTCAGGTTATTGCGGGTGCAGGTATGACCAAATCAGGCAACACGCTTGATGTAGGTACTGCCGCTGCTTCGCGAATAGTAGTAAATGCAGATAACATAGACTTAGCAACAAGTGGTGTTACAGCAGCTACATACAGGTCAGTAACTACAGATGCTTATGGTCGTATTACAGGCGGTACTAACCCTACTACTGTTAGTGGTTACGGATTAACAGATGTCTTCACTAAGACAGAAATCAACACATCCCTCGCGACAAAGCTAAACCTGACAGGCGGTACAATGTCTGGCGCTCTAGCGATGGGTACTAACAAGATCACAGGAGCAGGTGACCCTACTGCTGCTCAAGACGTAGCCACAAAAGCCTACACAGACTCGATACTAGGCAGTGCTACCTCGGCAGCTACATCAGCCGCAGCAGCAGCGACGTCAGCGTCTGCCGCTTCTAGCTCTGCTAGTGGCGCAGCTACTTCTGCTACAAATGCAGGTAACTCAGCTACAGCAGCAGCTAGTTCTGCCGCAGCAGCAGCAACTACTTATGACAACTTTGACGATCGTTACTTAGGTGATAAATCATCTGACCCTACTGTAGATAATGACGGCAACGCTTTACTAACAGGCGCTTTATACTTTAATACTTCGTCTAACGCGATGAAGGTCTATACAGGGTCTGCGTGGGCAGCAGTAGCTCCTACAGCAACCTCTGTAACTGTTTCTCAGATCAGCGACTACAATGGAACAGCCGCAGAGCTAAACTACACTGATGGTGTAACAAGCCCTATACAAACTCAGCTAGACGCAAAGGCTGTGTATCCAAGTCAATCAGGCAATGCAGGTAAATTCTTATCAACTGATGGCACTGACCCATTATGGGGAGACGTATCTGCAAGCCCGACACTCGAAGCAGTCGCATCTGGAACACTAGCCAACGGTGATACGGTTATTATCAATGCTGACGGTACTGTTACAGCCGCAGGCTTGGTGTCAACTCCTGTTCCAATTATTGGTTCACAAGTAGAGTTTGAAGCAGGAAATACAAGATATATTTCTTCTTGTTATGACACAGCCTCTAACAAAGTAGTAATTGCCTATCAAGATTCCAGTGACTCCAATAGAATTAAGGCTGTTGTCGGCACTGTTGCAAGTGGAGCGATTACGTTTGGTACTCCGGTGAATATAGAGTACGGTTTATGGACATCAATCGCGTATGACGCAAATGCTAATAAAGTAGTCGTTAATTATCACAAAAATGCAGTTAACGATGGAGTCGCTCGAGTTGGCACTGTCTCAGGCACGTCAATTTCTTTCGGTTCTGACAACGTATTTTCGAGTGTTGAAATAGGCCGTAACGCTATTTGTTTCGATTCATCTGCGAATAAATTAATAATTGCTTATGAAGTTCCGGGTGACAATACCATTAAAGTGCGCGTAGGCACAATTTCGGGTACTAATATAACATTCGGCGCTGTAGCTAGCACTGCTGCACCACAAGGCGCATCGATAGGTCTGGTTTATGATGCAAACGCGAATAAGAGCTTGTTGTGTTATAGAGGAACATCTAATTATGGATACGCTGCTGTAATTTCTGTATCAGGAACGACTGCTTCTATAGGAACGCCTACTGCATTTGTCTCGGAAACGGTAGCTGACCCTTATGCTGTTTATGATTCATCAAATAATAAAACTTTAATTGTCTGGAGAAAAACTAGTACCAGTTACCTTGCGGGAATAGTCGCGACCATTTCAGGAACTAGCGTGACATTCGGTACTGAAGCAATTCTTGTTGCCGGGGGTAGTTTTAACTTGTCCGCTTCTTTTGATACTGTTGTTAATAAAGCAATAGTGTCTTTCTGGGATGCTAGTGCAACCGGCACGGCGGGGTCTATTCAAGCCACAATTTCTGGCACTAGCGTTACCGCTACTTCAACAGTGACTTACTTGTCTTCATCAATTCAATATAACGCATTGGTGTATGACCCAGATTCAGCAAGAACGATATTTGCTTTTGGTGATGGTGGTAATTCTTATAAAGGAACATCGCTTCTTTATTCTTCCACAACTAGCGCAACAAACCTGACCTCAGAAAATTACATTGGCATATCTGACGCTGCTTACTCCAACGGCGCTACTGCAACAATACAGCTAGTCGGCACAGTCGATGATGCTCAATCAGGTTTAACCGCAGGTCAGTCGTACTTTGTTCAAGACAACGGTTCTATCGCACTAACACCTGCAACGACACCAGTGTTTGCGGGTACGGCTGTTTCTGCCACTAAGTTATTAATTGGCGAGAGAAATGAACTTCCGTATCAAACAGGCAACTCTGGCAAGTTCTTAACTACAAATGGAACTGTGGCATCTTGGGGAGATACTTCAGCGGGTTGGACGCTAATAACCACAGTATCAGGGACAAATGCTTTAACATTTTTATTAAGTAATGTTTTAAGTGATTCTTATTATGACTACATAGTAGAAGGAAATTTAGACACAAACTCTACATACCCTAACCCAATAGGTTTTGAGTTTATAAAAAGCGGTGGCTCATATCAAACAAGCGATTATAGGCAAGTTCACTACGGAAGCGAGTGGACAGGAAGTAGCCTATCAACCAGTTATTCTCAGTCTCAGTATTACAGTCTTTCGGGACAATATTTAACAAATGGCCCAATGTATTTAAGAATACAAATCGCAAGGCCACAGACCTCTTCGGGCGGCAATGCTTATATATATGTTCAATCACAAGTTAATGCTTTATACAGCAGTGAGCCAAGGCCTATATTATCTAACGGAGGCGTAAGTTCTTCACAAGATTATATTGGTTTACGAATAAAAGATTTTAGAAGCGGCCCTGCTACATTAACAGGCTCAATTCGTGTCTGGGGAAGGAAAACATCATGAGTATAATTAAACCTTTATACAATGCTACAGCAAACGGCAATGTAGAGTTTACAGAAGCAGAATACGAAGAATATGAAGCGAGTTTGCCGCAAGTAGAAGTTTCGTATCAAGAACATTTAGAAAGAACAGTTCGAGCAGAGCGTAACTCTAAACTAGCAGAGACTGATTGGACGCAAGTAGCAGATGCTCCAGTAAGCAAAGAGGACTGGGCTACTTATCGTGCATTGCTTAGGTCTATACCAGAGCAAGAAGGATTTCCTAACGAAGTCACTTGGCCTGTAGAACCTTAGCAGTTTAAAAAGGTAGTTAAAAAATGGAAGACCGCTTAAGCAGAGTAGAAAAGAAGATTGACACATTACAAGAAGCTATCGTGTCCTTAGCGCGTGTTGAAGAAAGACTTGTCACTGTGTTTAATAGGCAGTCACATATTGAGACTAAAGTAGACGCTATAGAGAATAAGATGGACTGTTTAGCTGAAAACATAGCCAGTGCAAGGACAATGGAGCGTCTGCTTTGGATAATACTTGTTGCAAGCATAGGCGCTGTTTTTACATACATAGGAAACTAGGATGACATATTTAGAACTAGTAAACAGTGTTCTACGCAGGCTTCGTGAAAACCAAGTAGACACTGTAGCTGAAACAAGCTATTCAGCTTTGATTGGCGACTTTGTTAATGACGCTAAACAGCTTGTAGAAGACTCACACAGTTGGTCTGCTTTACGTGTTTCTATTGACTTTGACACAGTTGACGGTACGTCTGTGTATCCTTTAACAAACGCAGGACAAGAAGTAGAAGTACGAGAGGCATTGAACACAACAAGCAAGACTAGGTTTACTACTAGCAACAGAACAGAGATGAACAGGTATTATAAACTAATGACACCTACTTCTGGTTCTCCTTCTAAGTTTGCTTTTACTGGTACAGACGCTAATGGCGACATTACTGTACAAGTGTATCCACAGCCAGACAACATCTACAGTTTGTTTTTTGATGCGTTTGCTAGACAGGCTGATTTAACAGCAGACGCTGATGTACTAAAAGTGCCATACAACCCTGTGTTGCAGCTTGGTTTAGCTATGGCGTTACGTGAGCGTGGTGAAACAGGTGGGCAGTCAGCAGCAGAACAGTTTGCTATAGCTGACGTATCTCTGTCAGACGCTGTAGCCTTTGATGCTAACAAGTACCAAGAAGACACTACTTACGTAGCAGTCTAAGGAATCTTAAATGGCTCAACAACTACAAAGCATTACAATTACAGCGCCCGGATTTGCAGGTATTAACACGCAAGATGCGCCGTTAGCGCAAGAGCCTAGCTTTGCTGCTGTAGCAGATAACTGTGTAATTGACAAAGAAGGTAGAGTTGCCTCTCGTAAGGGCTATGCCGTGCTTACTACTAACGGCCCTGCTGTTCTTGGTAGCTCTGACGGCATTGAGTCTATGGGTGAGTTTGTTGCTGAAGACGGAGATGTAACATTCTTATCAGCAGGTAACAACAAGATATTTAAAGGCACTACAACATTAGTAGACGCAACACCTTCGTCTTACACTATTGCTGCTAACAACTGGAAGTTTGTATCGTTCAATGACCATATGTTTATGTTTCAACGTGGTCAAGAACCGCTGCTGTACTCAGATCATGCAGGTACAGTTGAAACAATGTCTGCTCATGCACACTCTACAGGCACACCGCCACAGGGTAATGAGTGTTTAGCAGCGTTCGGTAGGTTATGGGTAGCAGATTTTACTAATGACAAGTCTACAATCTACTGGTCTGACTTGCTTAACGGTACACATTGGTCAGGAGGCTCTACAGGTTCGATAGACATTACTAAGGTGTGGCCTACAGGGTACGACACTATCGTTGCTCTAGCAGCTCACAACGGCTTCCTAGTGATCTTTGGACGCAGCTCTATTGTTATCTACTCAGGTGCAGACGATCCGGCTACTATGACGCTGAGCGATACAATTTCTAACGTAGGTTGCGTGTCACGAGACGCTGTTGTGTCTACTGGTAAAGACTTAATCTTCTTAGATGACTCAGGTGTTCGTAGTCTTGCTAGAACAATACAAGAGAAGTCAGCGCCTATTGGTGACATCTCTAAGAACGTAAACAACGATATTAAGTCACTGTTTATAGCAGAGACAGGCAACATCAGTATGCACTACTCTCCTCGTGAGGCGTTTGTGCTGCTTAATTTCCAAGAACTAGGTGTTGTCTACTGCTTTGATACACGGTTTCCGCTACAAGACGGCAGCTACAGAGCAACTACATGGTCGCACATTAACCCGCTGTGCTTTACAACTATATCAACAGAGGCGTTGTACATAGGTTCTAAGACAGGTGTAGCTAGTTACTCAGGCTTTACAGACAACACTACTGGTTACTTGCTCAGCTACTTTAGCCATCCGTTGAGCTTTGGTGACACATCTAAGCTCAAGTTCTTAAAGAAGATAAACTTAATTACGTTTGACGGTGCTGAAGCTACTGTAGTGCTTAACTGGGCTTACGACTATTCTGGTGCGTACACTAAGCAGGCTTATATCTTGCCTAAGTCTAACGTAGGTCAGTACAACATCTCAGAATTTAACACAGAGGCTGAGTATTCGTCGTCTATTGCTCTTATCAATCGTCAAAAGATTAACACTAGCGGTCAAGGAACTGTGGTAGCTGTAGGCGTAGAAACAACAGTAGAAGGTAAGACTATTGCTCTACAAGAGATAAACATACACGCATTACTAGGAAGGATTGTCTAATGAGTAATTACACTAAGATAACTAACTTTGCAGCTAAAGACGCAATGGTCAGCGGCAACCCTGCTAAAGTAATTAAAGGTACTGAAGTTGGTGCTGAGTTTGACGCTATTGCTGTTGCAGTAAACAGTAAAGCTAATCTAGCATCTCCTACGTTCACAGGCACAGTAACAGTAGCTAACTTAACAGCCACTGGTACACTTACTTTGTCTACTATTGACGGTGGAACATACTAATGACTCTTGACGAGGCTAAGCAGACATTGATGCTTGAGCTAGTCAGAGCAACACAAGGCAACTACTCAATAGAAGAGTTGTTAGAGCTTTACTATTTTATTATAGAGCCTGAAGAAGACGTTAAACCAAACCTAACAGTGCTAAAAAACAGGACATAAGTATATGAAGTATGCTAAAATCATAGGTAAGTTTGTTAAAGCTAAGTTTATGGGCGCGACTGACGAGCAGGCTACTGTTACTATTTTATTAGCTGCTTTTATCCTTATTGTGTTAGCGGTGGCTTAAATGTTAGCAATGCTAGGGTCACTCATTGGGCCAGTGTCGGACTTATTAGACAAGGCAATACCCGATAAAGACTTAAAAGAAAAACTAGCTCATGACATTGCGACTATGGCAGAGCGTCATACGAACGAGCAAGTCAAAGCACAGCTAGAGATTAACAAGGTCGAAGCTAAGCATAACAGTATGTTTGTAGCCGGATGGCGACCTGCTTGTGGATGGGTTTGTGTGTTAGGTATGGCAGGTAACTTTCTAATCATACCTTTTGTAAACATGACTTTGAATCTGTTAGAGACAGGCGTTGAAGTGCCTATGATTGACCTTGCTACAATGCTACCTGTGTTGATGGGTATGCTTGGTCTTGGCGGCTTACGCTCCTTTGAGAAGGTTAACAAAGTAGAGCGCAACACTTAGGAATTATTATGTCTGATCTAATACAGTTACCTGACGGTCTTTTTAGAGTTGCGGGTAGTCCTGTTTCTAAAGTAGCAACTGAAGCAGCAAAAACAGGAGCATCTCAACTTGGTTTATCTACTTTATTCCAAGGTCTTGGGCCTGCTTACGCTATTTACTCTGCTCTTGACGGTTTAGGCTTTTTTGATAAGAGCATGGAAGCAACACCAATGACTGCAGAAGAAGCAGCTTTGTATGCAGGGCAAGAACGCCTTAACACAGTTTTAGGCAGCACAGGAGAAGGCGCGGGTGAGTTAATACTGGATGCTATACAGCAAGCTAAAGCTGCAGGTGTAACACCAGAGCAGATAGCAGAGACGCTAAACACACGAGGCGACTTAGCATCAGAACTAATAGGTTTAACTGTAGGCAGTAACCAACCGTTTGTCAATGTACCAAGCGCTGCTGACAGAGCAGCTGCAGAAGCCTCTGTAGACCCTGTAGGAGGCTCTACAAGCTCGTTAGAGAGCGATCCAGACCTAACAGGTGATATAGACACTATTGTTGATTCAGTTGCGTCAGGAGGCTCTACAGAGACTGTAAGTGATGTTAACGAAGAATGGACATATAACGCAGCTACAGACAGCTTTATAAGCTCTACTAGAGGCGACAGTGTGCCTAACGCAGGTAACGCTGTTCTTAAAGACGGTGGAGTGTACACAGTTACTCCTATTATAGGAACTGACGGCGTTGCCGCAGAACACGTAGTAGATGCAGAGACTAACAAGTCTGTTGGAATACTTAACGTAGACATAAACACAGGAATGCCCACAATAACTAATGAAACAACTACTGCTGTTACTGCTGAGGTTCCTGTCACTAGCGCTGATACTACTGGGACTGCCGATACTGCTGTTGTGGATACTAGTGGAGGAGTTGCTAGCTCAACTGACACAACACCTACAATAACACCTACGCCGCCTACAATAACACCTACGCCGCCTACAATAACAGCTACGCCATCAATAACAACACCAACTAACGGCACTGACGGAGTTGATGGCATTGACGGAGTTGACGGAACTGATGGTATAGACGGAACTGATGGTGGTGACGGAACTGATGGTAAAGACGGTAGAGACGGTAGAGATGGTTTGACAGGTATGCTAACACTAAACACTATAGCTACACCGTTAGCTGATGAGATATTCACAAGTGAGTTTAAAATGGATTACTTAAAGCCTGAATTTATAGGCTTGCTCGATCTAACTAGAGGAAGGACTGTATAATGGCAGGTTTACTTGATTTTCTAACAGGCGACACAGCAGCTAGGCTTGCTTCAGGTGCAGGTGCTCTGTATGGAGCTGAACAAGGCATACAAAGCGCTCGTGATTTAGGCGCACAGGCTATGCAGCGTGCTGAAACGGCTGCTACTGACGTTGTAGGACAGACGCAGTTTAAACCCTTCACTGTAACGTCCGGCATTGGCGGTGTCTCTACAACTCCTGAAGGCGGTTTAACAACAACACTGTCTCCTGAGCAACAAGCTCTGCAACAGCAGTTACAAGGTTTTGGTACACAAGCGTTTGGTATGCTTGGTAGTCCAGAAGAGCGTGCAGCTGAGCAGGCTAATGTAATTAGTATGTTGACAGGTGCAGGCGGTGGCTTGCAGCAACGTGAAGCTGACATCATGCAGCGTCTACAGGCTGCTGTAGCGCCAGAGCAAGAACGTCAGCGTTTACAGTTAGAACAGAGACTAGCTAACCAAGGCAGACTTGGTGTACAAACGTCTATGTTTGGCGGTACACCAGAGCAGCTAGCTTTAGAGAAGGCTCTAGCAGAACAGCAGGCAGGCTTGGGCGTTAGAGCTATAGAGCAAGCACGTCAAGAGCAGGCTTTGCAGTCTTCACAGACTCTAGCAGGCTTGCAAGAGACTAGGGCTAGGCTCGGGCTGCTAGGTGACGTAGGGCTTTCTGCTTTACAGCAGTCTTATATGCCACAACAGCAACTTCTTAACACTCTATCACCTGCTATTAACTTGTCTAACATTGCTACTACAGGACAGGCTCGTGGGGCGCAGTTTGGTACGTCGTTGTTACAATCAGGCTTGTCAGCACAACAAGGAGCAGAACGTACAGCAGCTAACTTAGAACAGCAGCGCATACAAGGTATAACAAACTTGTTAGCAGGTCAGATTGGAGCGCAAGGACAAGTTACGCAGACTGGTTTGTTGCAAGGCATTCTACAGAACATTTTAGGAAACGGCGACACTGCTCCTGCGCCTGTTGAAGGTTCGTTAGAGTTTCTACGACAGATGGGAGTAGCTTAACATGGCAGATCCAATTAACATTAACTCATTATTTTCTGACATCTTGCCAGACCCTGCTGCTGAAATGCGTCAACAGCAGTCAGACCTACTTAGCGTGTTAGACACTGTAGGTGGCGTTGCTGCACTTAACGCACCTAGACAACAGCAACAGCTCCGTGCCGCTGCAGGTGGCTTGTTTGGCGTTGATACACGTACAGGTTCTGAAAAGCTGCGTGAAGCTATGCAAGGCGTAGACCCAAACAACCCTCAAGACCTAATACGTTTAGCGTCTATGACTGACGCTATAGACCCTGCTAAGGCTATACAACTGCGGCAGACAGCTGCTCAGATGACGGCACAAAAAAGAACACAAGAGCAACAAGCACTGGTAAGGACACAACAGCGCAATGCTATGATGGACACTGTAGCAGCTGTGGAAGACCTTGACCCTGCTATGCAGAATGCTGCTTTTAGTGCCATTGAAGCAGGAACGTATGATGGCAATATAGAAGGTCTTTTAGAAAGCATAGCTCCTAACAAAGACCGCTACAACGTACAGAACGGTGCGGTGTGGGACAACTTAAAAGGCGAGTGGAAAGTTTCGCCAACAGAAGAAGCACAAGATACTGGTTTGGGTTTACAAAACTTAAACACTAGTCAATATACGCCTGAGTCTCTTACTGCGTTTAGGCTTGCCGAAAGAAAAGCAACAACAGAAGAAGAACGCATACTCGCAGGTCGACACTTAAAGTTAAAGCGTGACGACGGATGGGAGTACAAGCCAGTAAAGGACGCAGAAGGAAACGAAGTTTTAGACGAATATGGCATTCCTAAAATGATTGCTTTCCCTACCGGAGCGGATTATTCAGAAGTTAAACAAAAAGTAAGGTCTGCAAACGCAGCAGGAGAGCTTGTTTTAGAAAAAACTGGTGATATTCTTCAAACTATGGACAGAGTCGAGGACGCATTATCAGGCGCTAGCGGTAACGAACCAGTCAGCACAGGTTTTGGCGACGCTGTGTTGAGTTTTGTTCCGGGAACAGATCAGTACACCTTAGCAGGAGACGTGACAACAGTTCTAGCAAACTTAGGCTACGATGCGCTTCAGTCTGCTAGAGCAGCGTCCGATAACGGTTCTTCTGGCTATGGTCAACTAACAGAACGAGAACTACTTGACTTAAAGAGTCTTGTCGACAGCCTAAAAATTGGAATGAAGAAAGAAGACTTTGAAGAGCGTTTTGCATCCATACGTAGCAGCTTTGAGCGAGCCAGAAAGAAAGCTAGAAAAGGATGGACTGTTGAGCAATGGATAGGTCTGGAAGAGCCTCCTAAGTCTTCTTTAGACATAACAGACCCTACCGTACAAAGAGCAGGATCAGGGTTTACGTACAGAGAGGTTAAGTAATGCCTAATTACGAAGTTCTAGACGAACAAGGCGCGGTTGTCACAGTTATAGAAAGCGACACTCCACCGTCTCCTGAAGACATGGCTTATATAGTTGCACAGAAGCGTCGTAAAGATTCTCGTCCTGTAGCTACGCCAACGCCTGTGGACAAGCTACAAAGCACTGGAATACAACGTGCCGTTGATGTCGGCATGGAGTACGTAGCAGGCGTTGATAGACCTTTTGCGTCTTTAGTTGACTTTATAACAACACCTATACGTGCTGTAGAGCAGCAAGTTCGTCCGTATGCTCAGGCTATGCTTGGTATTCGTGACGTTCCTGACTCTCCACAAGCAGCCTTTAGAGAAACAGAGCCTTTCTCGCTAAGAGGCATGGTAGCTGAGAAGGGTGAGTTTGCAGGAGAAGGAGTAGCTACTGACATTGCAGCAGGTGCGGGCGAGTTTACAGGCTTGGTTATGTCTATGAACCCTGCTCAGAGGCTTACCACTCAAGCTATCGCTAAAGGTTTGGAAACAGGAACTGCTAAGAACGTCTTTGAGCTGCTAGGATCTGGCAAACCTATTGACGATATTGTCTTTGGCGTTACTGGTGGTTTTGGTGGTGAAATAGCTGCTGCACAAGCTGATGACCCTAACGCTAAAGAAGCAGCTAGAATAGCAGGGCAGATGATAACTCCTTCAGCGGCTAAAGTCGTGTTTGACGGTGTTATTGATTACGCTGCCAACAAACTCTTGACAGAGTCTTTGCCAAATAAAGAGGCTCTAAAGGGAGCGTCAAACTACATATACGAACAACTTAAAGATGTACAATTAAAGCCAAACGAAGCAGCTAGGCTATCTAACAACATAAATCAATTCTTCAAAGAGGAAATTACTGTCGACCCTTCATACGGTACTATACGTAATAGACTCGGTTCAGTTCTTAAATCAATAGAAGATGGTACTGTTGATTTTCAAACACTAGATAAAGCACACAGTCGTTTGGCGAAACAAGCAGCAGAAGGAAGCGACGACGTTGCAAGAGCGGCAGGAGATGCTGCTAGAGTCTTAGACGATGCTATATTGAGTTTACAATCCACAGACCCTGCTATTATAACAGCTCGTGAGCTTTGGAGACGACAAAGCACTGTGGGCTTGTTAGATGATATGTTTACTAACTTAACAAGAACAGCACAAGCTCAGAAGATGGAAGGCGGTAAAACTTTTGAACAGCGTTTACGACCTGCAATGGCTCAGTTGTTAAACAATAATAAGAAAAGTATGTACTTCACTAAAGCAGAGAAGAAGTTAATTGACGATTTTATAGCAGGAAAGAACACTAGTGAGTTTTTAGAAACAATAGGTTCTTTATCTGGAGGCGCTAAAAACATCGCTTATGGAACTTTGTCTACTCTTCTTGGTACAGCTGTGTACGCTACAGCAAACCCCTCAATAGCTGTTCCTGTCGCCGCTGCAGCAGGTGCTGCTACTTTTGGTTTAAGTATTGCTGAAACTGCTAGAAGAGTTTCGTTAAACGCTCTAAAGCGTAGTGGAACGCTAATGAAGACTTCTATTAAACTACAAGGTTCTGACGGACTAGCATTGACTAAAAGCTATATGGCTAACACTCCTAAAGACATGAGAAAGCCTAGTGAGTTAGCAGCTTTGCTTATAAACAACAACATGGACATGACTGCCTTTAGAGCTTCTGAGTTTGCTAAGAGCAGCACAGGAAGACTTACATCAACTTACTATGACATCTATCGTAGAGCTATCAACGAAGAACAAGCAGAGAAGGAAGACGCCTTCAGAGCTAACCTGCCTCAATAGGGACTTCACCGGCGGCGGAGACATCAAAAGAATAACATGGATTTATTAACTTGTAAACATAAAAGAGGTTGTTATGAACTATTCTTACTCAAATAAAAGCAAGCCTACACCGCCTAAGAAGAAGGCGACAACTAAGAAGAAGAAAAAGAAGTAACCTAATCCTTAGTGCTACCTTTGGATCGTGCGTTTGTTATAGCCACAAAAAGCCCTATAGAGATTGGGATACTCTATAGGGCTTTTTCTTACTCGTCAGTTAACTGCTTTATTACTTTCCTACCTCTAATAATAAAATCATTAACCTTCTCGTCTTCTTCCATGAGCTGTTTCAGGCTGTGCGGTAGATGATCTACATCCCAGACTATCCTACACACACAAGCTGAACCAACCTCTTTTAGCGTTATACAGCCGTTACAGTAACGACCCACTAGATACCACAGACACCAGAGGCACACACAGTCTCGCTATTCTCCTCAAACACCACACCCTTGTGCTTCATAGCTTCTTTGTAGCTGCACATCGTTAGCGGCTGACCGCCTCGCGCACCGTCAGGGTAGCAAGTAAAGCCTCTCAGACGTGGTGCATACTTAGCCAGTATTGTAGCAAACTCCATCACACGGTCTTCGTTGTTGCCTTCACTGCCCCACGGCGGTAGGTTGATAGTAGACGAGATAGACATATCAACATAGTCTTGTACGTCAGCTTGGAACTTCAGCCTACGCTCAAAGTCATTCACCATAGACGATGACGTCTGTATCTTGTCAGGGTCTAAGCCGTGTGTAGTAATTAGGTCTTCAGCTGTAGCATCTACAACGTACTCGTACTTCCACTTGTCACCACCAACTAAGTAGCGACGCTTGTAAGCAACAGCGTACAGAGGCTCTATGCCTGTTGTAGTGCCTGCGAGTATCCCTATAGTACCTGTAGGAGCGATTGCACGATACGCAACAGGGCGACTGATGCCACGGGAGTCACAAAGAAGATTAGCAGCTCTTTCCGATTCATCTCTAAATACCTCTAGCCACCTGTGTAGCTCTTCTGTTACTTCGTAGTCACTGCCACGCTTCAGCAGAAACTCGTGCATACCCATCAAGCCCAAGCCGAGCCTTCTGTTCTTCTGTCTAACAGCATACACTTTTTTAGTTGGAAGGTCTGCTGTGAGCGTGCCTGCGACAAGGAACATCGAGGCGACTCGAACGATTGCTCTGAACTCCTCGATATCATCAATTGCGCCAATATTAATACTTCCAAGATTACACACATCTGAATCATCCTCACTAGTGACTTCGGTACAAGCGTTCCTGAGTGTTTCATTCTCTTTGTCTCCGAAGTTAAAGGAAAATCCCGGCTCTCCTGTCATTAGTGCTTGACGGCAATTCTGTACAAACGTCTCAGGCAAGAAGCCGTTGTTGACAGCATCTAAGAACTTGTCATCGTAGTTAAGACTGATGTTAGTCATGTCTAGCGGTGCAGGGAAGTTGAAGTTGTTCTGCTTAGCATCAAACACTGTAACGCCTTCAGCGATAGGTAGTGCGTGCCAATCTTTAGCAGACAAGAACTTCTGTGCGTCACCGTGTTGCCAGTTCAGTGAGGCATAGATAGCACTACGTCTACTGCCGCCCTGCATCACGTTTCTGCCTATTTCGTTTATAGAGTTCATTAGTGGCAGTGGGCCTGACGCTTCCCCGCCTGTCCTGCCTAGTGGTGACCCGCTCGGACGAAAGACGCTGTAGTCTATGCCAATGCCGCCGCCGCTCATCAGACAGTCGCTTGCTCGTTGTGTTAGCTTTCCCCATTCTTCTCTAGTGTCCTCTTCACCTTTTAACAGATAGCAGTTGTTGTAGAAGCTAGCCTGTCTACCTGCATAGTAAATGTAACGACCACCTGCCATGAACTTAAACTGCTTCATAGCACTGCCTAGATACTCTGAGTCTTCAGGGCTTAGTATGCCTGTACAGACATCGTGCATAAGGTCGTCTACTTTCTCTGCCCACGTTTGCGTCTCGTTCAAGGCGTACTTGTTGCGGAAGATTGACTCACCAAAACTGTTTCTAAACTCGCTCATGCTGCTTGTCCTCTATCTGAGTCTTTAATAAATACACCTGCGCCATTGAGATAGCCTTTACGATCTTTAATGTCTTCGTAAGCGACTTCTAAACATTGTTCTAGTGTTAGTTCGTTCATCATTGCTAAGTTGTTCAACACCACCAAGCAGTC